AGCAACAAGGTCTAGAATATAATTCCAACCTATTATAGCTTTTCCATTAGTTCCAGCGTGTTTTCCGTGTACAGCTGACTTTCCGTTACTTCCTGCAATGTTTGTTCCGTTTTTTCTAACCCAGAAATTAACTTCAGAAACCGCAGCATCTGTGTTTTCAAGCTGAGCGCTAAATTGAAAATTGTACTTACCCGCAGAGGTTACTTTTATTTGCGAACTTGAAACAAGAGTTACACCAGATTGAAAGTCTGTAGTGTTAAGTGTAATTACCTGCGGGGTATTAACCGCCGCCGTCTGTGTAGTGAAGTCACCGTAGGAAGCGTACGCCATTCTTGGAATGTCATTAAGAACCAACGCCCGAAAGACTGGAACGCCGGCACTTCCATCCGGAGACGCGTACACATAATTTGCTGTTTGAGAACCAAACGGTGCTAAATAGTCTGTACCTGCAACAGCGGCAATAAGAGCATTAGCTCCATTGCCTTTCACCAACCCACTGATAGTTCCAATTGGTGCTTGGTAATCAGTTCCGCTAACCGCGGCAGTAAGAGCGTTGGCTCCATTGCCTTTAGCAATACCGCTGATGGTACCAATAGGTGCTTGGTAATCCGTACCGGCGGTAGCAGCACTTGCTTGGGTTCCATCTCCCTTCATTATGCCGGAAACTGTAGTTCCAATTGTAATAGCAGGAGTAGTACCGGAAGTTGCAACACTACCCCGAAAGCCTTGCGCGGTAACAACAGTAACGTCAGTAACCGTACCTGAACCGGCCCCGCTTGGAGTCATGTTCTTAACTAAATTAAGAAACCAATTCAACCAGATAGGATTAAACCTAGCGGGTTTCTTATTTTCCGGATCAACCAGTACTACTTCCGCATAGGTTGGTGGCGGCTGGTAACTAGCCATGTTAAGCTCCTACCAATTTTCCAAACTGCAAATTAAGGTAATTTCCATGAACTAGCACAGGAGAGGTTAAATCTGAAAAATACATTCCAGTAGTCATACCCCAGGCATAACTATTAAGCATAGTAGTTGATCCGCTAGCTTCTAAAGTCATAGTTGTCTTGTTAATTTTAGCCCAGTATAAATTTCCAATGTATGTTCCACCTGCCCATAAATAATTTCCAACAATAGCATAAACACCAAAGTAACTACCAGGCAAACTGCTAAGATTAATAGAAGTTACAGTACCTGCGCTATCAACTTTATATAAAGTAGTATAAGCAAAAGATGGTTGCAGATAAAAAGATCCGTTAGTGTCTACTAGTACTTTAGTAGCATCTATAGCAACCGGTGGCGTAGCTATACTTACCCAAGACATTGCAACCGTGTCAATATAACCTAATTGATTAGCAGTTCCGTTGTACGCGTAAACCCTAGTACCCTGTACAGCATTTTGAACTGCTATATTCATACTACTAGAAACTGCACCTGAAATACTATTTTCAACGGCAGTGTGCATTGCCTGGTTATTTAAGTCAAACCAACCTGTATAATTGGGATACGTATGCAATTTTGTAATGCCAGCATTAGATCCCCTAACAAGAAGAGATGGAACACCTGTTAGTGAACCATAAACGGCAGGAACCTCATACGCAGTTGCGCCATCACTTTGACTTGTTCTTACAAAATATCCCGCACCCTGTTTAAAAATAACACCGCTCTGATTTGCAAACCAAGTGCCTCCTGGCGTACCAGCTGTAATTATTTGATTAGAATTAAGACCGGTAGAGTCTGTAACGGAAGTTCCCGCTTCTGCATCTATTCTACTCATAGTAGCAAAATTTGCACCTGGATATGCTAAAAAATGCCCGCCATAAATTAAACTTGGAACAACTAAAGTTGAATAAAAAGCACCGTTTGAATTATAAGTACGCAAAACGGTGGTACTATAAGTACTACTAACTGTAAAAGGAGAGCTAGTTGCGCTATAACCACTCAAGGTTGCAGTAATAGTTGAACTTCCGCTAGTGCCAGCTGTTGCAGTAAAAGTTGTTGTAAGACTTCCTGCTGCAATTGTTACGCTAGAAGGAATAGTAAAATTACTAGTTGATGCTGATAAAGTAATTATAGCTGATACGGGCAAAACTTTACTAATTGTAACAGTTACAGTTATATTAGCGCCTGTGTAAACAGTGTAATAAGGTGCTGTAACAGAAATGGGTTTTGCAAGACTTTTAGTAATTGCATCAGCAGCGGGATTTCCGGAGTTAGCATAAAAATAATTTAACTGAACATTACCCAAAGCACAAGCAGGCAAAACAAGCGTTCCAACAGCAACTCCCATTGGAATAGATATTAACGCAGGCGCTGTTCCAGAAGCTGCGCCGCCGGTATAACTTATAACACCTATCGTCCCAAAAACATTTATAATGTAATTACAAGCTTCTGTACTAACGGCGTCTCCACTAGTATCAATTACGGTCATAGGATGATTATAACTATTAGCCGGCATTGGCTGCACCCAAGCGGGTGTTTGCACGTCGTTTACATTCCTAACAAAATCCTGGGGTTGCCTGGGTTCCCAGTGTTCCGGACACACCCAGTAACCTTGCCAGTGTTTCATAAGCATAGAAGATTTACGTTTCCTACCGCACTGGTAGCAAACTGCGTTATTATCTCCCAGGAGAAGAAAGTCGGCTCTGCCCATTATAATGTTCCTAAGTCCATTTGCAACTCAATGCCCTGAATACGGAGGCGAGTAGCACATTGGTGTCGAAAGTGATATGCTCTACGCTGGAACGATCCGCAGTTAGTCATAACGGGATCGGTAACATCAAGATCAACCCTACGAAAATTAGTCCACTTAGCTGCGTCGTAATCGTAATCATTGCAACGTACTTGAAAGTAACTACCAGGAGTTTTATCCCCGATAAACTTCATCATGTTAAGTTGTTTGCGGCGGCGTACTCCACCGTCAAAGTTAGGGGCATAAAGATCTGTAGTAATAATAGAACCGTCGTCGGTTGTGTAAGCAGAATCAAACAAATACATTTTTCCGTTTGACTCGTGCTGTAACAATCTTCCCAGTGTAGTATTGTAGGTATTGGAAGCAATCTTAAAATAGTTTCCATCTACATCCGTCCACTGACTCCACATACCATCAGTCATATCGTAGACGATTGTAATGTTACTAGTCTTAAAGGTCAATCCGTAGAAACGATGGCCTTGGTACTTAATGCCAAAGGAAGCAACTGAGGTAGTATCAACCCCTCCTAGCAACCGTTCAACAGATTTGGTTGAAACAATCTGTACTTTAAGGCCATCCATCATAGCAATCTGGGCCGCCGACGAACGATTAGTCGCCAGCCAAAACAGCACTCCATCAATTTCCTGCACCGAGTCAGCGTTTGCACACCCGTAATTAACCTTTGCACCTTGCACCGGAGACAGGGGAGAACCTGTTGCATTAGCTGCGTCGTAGAAAACTTCCGTAGTCCACTGCTTAAACGCGATTACGTAGACAAGTTGTTTTGCCAGCATTATGCCGCCGTCCGGTTCAATCTGGGCGGTGATAGTATTCAGCACGTCTGTCCAGGTAGTAGGATCGTTAAGACTTGTGCATCCGCGAATGTTAGCACTAGTGTTCATTACGTAACTAGTACCATCCAAGTACACAATTCCTTTTACTGGACTTGCTGGAAAGTTTGCACCAGTTATAGCACTAAGGGTAGTACCGTCGTAATTGTAAGTTGCTGAGCCATTTCCAAATTGCATAGCAGGTGTAGCACCCAGGCACGATGAAAAACGATACACACCGCCGGCAGTGTTAAGCGCTCCGTTAGGCGCTCCCCCTCCAATAATTACATCATTTTTATAAATGGTTGCGCCCTGAATTCTGTATATATCGCCCTTCCAGTTGTAGATACCCAAGCCAGCGCCAGATATAGTTGCCCCGCTTTGAAGAAGTCCTGGCCGTTTAAACAGCCAATACTCTCCCTGCGTAGCACTTTTTTCCATGTAGCCGTTGATTAACTTAGCGTCCTTATCCGTAGTATCATCCCGATTCTCTGGTTGGAGTACAAGAGGGAGTCGCTTAGGAAGCGCAACTGTTGGGGCTTGTGGCATTATCTAAAGTGTCCTGTAGAATACTGCGAACGAGAGTCGGGAGAGAAGCGAGTCGGCGCATCTTCAACATCCCAGTCATCAAGCTTTGTTTTGTAGGCCAGTGCGCGCTGAGCACAGCGATCCATAATTGCCTGCGGCTGGCCGGTGCAAATTTCATCTGCAAGTCCCCAGCGAAGTGCAACTCTCCACTCAGGCGGAAAGTTCATTGTATCAGTTACGCCGGTGAAATTTGTAACTTGCTGTTGGATGATGGGATGGCAAGTTCCTGTTGCAGCGGTAGTGTCGGGAATAAGCCAAAAGAAAACACTTAACAACGTAGCTTGTTTGTTTACAAAGTAAGAATTGACAGCACCAGTTGAACTAACCTGCGAAAGCCTAACGTAATCATTCCAGCTTAACACGTTAAGCGGGCGACGAATTCCGTTTACATCCATGTAGTAACAATCAATTATTCGAGTTGGCTTTGACTGAACAATAGTTCCTGCCGGCCCTATGGTGTAAGTGCCAACACCTGCGGTTAGTGTAACAGACAGATCGTAGTTAAGCCACAGCCTTAACCCATCCGTCTGCCAAAGGTTAATAAGATCCGTCAGCTTTCGCATTCCCGAAACAAGCTGCTCGGAGTTAGGAGACTGACCTTCTTGAAGTAAACCTGCGTCGAAGTACGCATCTTCGATAATTGAAGCAGGAGTGTTATCAGCAGGAGTTGTCATACTGCGAGCGCCTTCATTTGTTCAATCCTTTCGTTAAGAGCGGCTTCCCGTTTTGCCAGGGCAAGGCTGCGCTCGTTAAGGGAATCCGTAGCCGCCGCAACTCGGGCTGTCTCCGCCGCCGCCTTTGCAAGATCAGTCGTTATCTGTTGCTGCTCGGCTTTTCGTTTACGTTCATGCTCCACTATAGCGGTAGTATCCGCTTCCTTCCTTTTAAGAAAAGCTGCACGATCTTCTTCAAAGGTAGCAACTTTCTTATCATGCGCAGCACACTTTTCTTTGAAAGCTTTTTCCTCTGCCGCCAACTTTATACGCGTTTCGTAAGCTTGGCGATCCGCATCCCGAAGAACTTTTTCAGCATCCGCAACAGAAAGGATTGATTTATTCTTATCATCTAAGCGCTTAGTTGCCTCGTCAATCTTAGCAAGCTCTTTGTCAAACTGCCCCGAAGTCAGCAAGTGAGTGCCAATCATTATCTTACGCAGCTCAATTAAATCTTGTGGTGTTAGCATGATTCTTTCTCAAAGAGGGATTATGTAATAAAAATTAACTACACCGCTGGTTAGCGGCCCGTAAACTGTAACGCCTGGAATGGCACCTGCAATTATAAGACTTCCCGCAGAAGGGTCTATTGCTCCGTTAAGGTTTGGAGGGTTACCTGTAATTACAAGACTTCCTGTACTCGGGTTAATAAGAATACTGCTTACGCTTATAGTTACTCCAGGAACATCACCTGTAAATGTAATTGCGCCAACGCTAGAAACAAATTGCTTTTTAAGATTTGCCGTGTTACCAGAGTAAACAACAGAGCCCGCTGACGGGCTTAACGTTTTTGTAAAACTTGGTATAGTTCCTGCTAGCTGTATTACACCTGCACTAAGTGTTAAACTGGTTTTTAAAGTTACTACGTTTCCAGCAAAACTAACAGCACCTGCTGTTGGTACTACTGTAAACTTTATTGTAGAAGCGTTTCCAGCAAAAGTAATTGCACCCGCTGCTACACTTAAGTTTTTCTTTAAGCCTGGCGCACTTCCGGTAAGCGTTACAGCTCCTGTTGTCGGGGTTAAGCTGGGTTTTGTATGCGCTGCGCCAAACGCAGGCCAAGTAATGGTGCCTGAGCCAGTCCAAACGTAGATATACCGGCCGCCGGTGTTACTAAATGTAACCGATCCTGTGGTTGAAGATGCAAGCGGGTAGGTGTTTAAGTAACTGAGAACAACAGTGCCAGTACCGCCGTTGCCGCCAGAGCCGCCAGTTGCAGCGTCATAGCCAGCTCCGCCACCGCCACCGCTGCCTGTGTTTGCTGTTGCCGCAAAACCTGTTTGTGCCGCAGAAGAAGCAGAAGTTACAAACCCGCCGTTTCCTCCACCCGCTGCGCCACTGCCACGTCCATCGTCAATACTGCCGCCACCACCACCGCCCGCGTACGTTGCGCTTGATCCCGTAATTGAGGATGTGGTTCCTGCGCCACCAGCGCCGCCGCCTCCACTGGTGCCGTTTGCTCCGACCGCAGTTGATCCAGCACCACCACCACCATCTGCGTTGTTGCCGACACCTATATAAAAAGTGCCACCTGAAAATCCGTTTCCAGATGCGCCGCCGTTTTGTGACCCATCACCGCCAGTTCCACCGGCTGCGGAAATCGAAGAAAATACCGATGCTGTGCCACTACCGCCTGCACCGGCTGTGCCACCAGAGCCAACAGCGCCAACGGTTACTGTTAAAGAGTTACCCTGAGAAACAGCAAAATTAGACAGTAATCTAACTTCGCCAGCACCTCCGCCGCCGCCGACAAAAGAACTGCCGCTTGTGTTGTTGTAGCCACCACCTCCCCCACCACCGCCAACAACAAGCGCATCCACGACCATGTTACTTACGGCAGAACCTGCGCCCGTTAAACTGCCTGTGCTGGTGTGCGTTGCTCTTGTATCAATTTCAATTGCAAGCGAACAAAAAGCAGTTGCCGACGTGCTTCCCCATGTAATTGTTGCAGACGTTTCACCGCTATTTTTTGTAGCGGACGCGATACCTGTAGTGGGTGTAATGTAACCAAGATTCGCTTGTAAACTGTAACCCGAGCGTTGAGTTACGCCAGCGGGATTAGTTGCATTAAAAACAGCAGTAATTATTCCGTCTTGGCTAATCGGGGTAGAGCCTAAAACGGGCGCTGGTATAGTTGATGCTGACTGATTGCTTTGAACCGCAGACTGACGGATACCGGAAGCACCTGCTTTAAGTCCGGCAGTACTAGTAATTTGAAAAACTAACAAACCACCGCCGCTAGTAGTTCCAGGCGCTTGCGTAAATGTGGTAATTGTTGCTGCAGCAATAAGAGAAGTACGAACCCACACTTCCATAGTGTCGAGACTAGTTGCTTTTACGCAGGTATTTATTCTGGTATAAGCTCCTGCACCGCCAGAGTTATTATCTGTTGGGGCAACTGATGAAGTGCTACCAGTATGCGCAGTAACGATAACAATTAAATCGCCAACATTGGAAGCAAAAGAACCTACAGCCGACTTAGTGCCGCTGGCTGTAGTAAATACAGACCCTATTAACTGTATAGAAGGCGAAGCCACGTTTTACGCTGCCAGTGCCGTATAAGTAAGCGATGTGCAGGTAATAGTATCTCCTGCTGCAACAGTCAATCCACCAGACATATTAATGTCAGAGCCAGAGCCGGCAACAGCGCACTGAAGAATAACGGTGCCAGCCGATGTTTCAAAAGTTGCGTAAGCTATCTGAGAAGCGTTACCCGCTGCGTTCGTGTCCGACGTAATTGGATTAGCGTTTGCCGTTCCACTTGCTGATGCGCCAAAAGCGGTAGTACTAAAGGTCAGTGTGGCAACAGCGGCTCCGGTGGCTGTAACAGTGCTTGGTGAAATGCGAAATACTAATTTACCAGCACCAGAAGCGTTAATCAGCAAAGTTACACTGTCAGTTGCTGTGTTTCTTGCTGCAACGCTATGAGTAACAGCCATTACTGCAAACCCTCCACTTTAAAAACTGACTGTTTATATTCTTGTGCCTGTTCGGGCGTTTCCCACACGTTACGTTGAACAGCGCCATCCGAGTAAGTACGGGTAGTTATAACACCGTCAACATCAACAGATATTGTTTTTACTTGCACTTCAGGCAGCGCTTCAACAAACGGTACTTCAGCAACAGTTTCTGCTTGTGGTTCAATTAATTCTTCGGACATTTTGTAGCTCCTTAGTTTAGCTTCATCTACAAAGCCAGTCAATTTAAACTCTTCAACTTTATTTGTAGCTTTACGAATAATCTGAACTGTCATTTGAACTTCGCCAACAGTTCCTACTAGGTTGCTTAAAGTTTCATCTGCGTTAATCATGTTACGTCCGCAAAACCGTAAACCAGCCAGCAGCAGGACAAGTAACCTGGAGAATGTTACCTGCCGCTGTTAATGGTACATCTGCCGGCGCAGAGTCGCCAACAAAATAGGCAATGAGAGGATTCGTCAGCGACCACAGCGTACCGGAATAATACAAAACTCCGTACCGCCAAGCTGATATACCAGCGCCAGAGCCTGTCCAGCTTGCGTTGCCGGAAGTAAAGTAATAACCGGTGGTACCACTAACTGCATTACTGCCCGTTAGTGAATAACCGCCCGAGGTGTAACCAGTGCCCCCCGAGATTTCATTAGTACTTAAGTTTGCCCACACTGTGTTACCAGTAACTGTAGTATCCACAGTTGCAGCACTACTAACAAGCGCCAGTCGAATGTTAGCACTGGTTAAATCGTCCAACTTAAATTGGTTAATGTTTTTTGCAAAAACCTGTACTGCGCTAGGAGCAGCCATTATATAATAGTCCTCATAAAGTGATAAACATCCATCCAAGAAACCGTAGGGTTACCGCTGGCAGGAATTGCCCAAAGTTCCCCTGTAGTAGGAATGGATATTCCTGTTCCTTTCACACCCAGGAGTAAAAGCCCCGTACTCGTAGTTACAGCTGAATCACCAAAGTAAATGTCAATGTTACTCATGTTGATAAAGATGCAACCGGACCGCTGAGGATTAGCGTCAACAATTTTTGTTGCACCGCTAAGTACAGCTTGTCCGTAGAAAAACGGGGCTTTTGGGTAACTTTTCATGACAAGCTGGCGTAGGTCTCACCAGGCGGTACACCGTTTGGAATACCTACGTTTTTGTAAGCAGGGGTATTACCGCTGTGTTTACGCATACGAAATATAAAAGAACCGTAAGCAGAACTTGTGGTAAAACCCGTAGTGCTCATAAGCAAAGCACCTTGTGCGTACATTCCACTGCTGTCAATCATACCACCTACGGCTTTAAAATCTTGTTGACTGTCTGTGCTAGGAACAAGACACCAAAAGGGGGTGCTACCCGTTAGCGTTGCCCACGAAAGAGCCAGGGTAAAGTTAGTCAGTTGATACCACACTTCGTAGATAGACATGTACTGTCCAAGGCCAAGCGGAGGGTTAAATTCTGAAGCAGCCACGATTGGAACATTAACCAGTTCACCTGTAGCACCGTCACTGCGAATAAAACTGTGAACAGTAAGAGTACTTTCACTTTCGTTTACGATGCAATTTTCAATGTAATTTGCCATTGTTACTCCTTAGAAAAGGGAAACCGAAGTTTCCCCTATCCGTTAAATTACGCGGGAACTTCAGCCCAAACAGCGCCAGCTATGCCAACGGGTGCGGTAGTAATGTAACTGATCTGCATGTAAGTGCCTGGAACAAGAATCAAAGCACCTTCAAGCATTGCAGCTACAGTAACCATACCGGTAGTAGCGGGCGTAGTTGGCGAGTAACCCAAAGCACGCGTATACGCTGGAAGATTAGGAGTAGTTGACGCACTGTAAGCACGAGCAACCGAAGTAGTAGAAGCACCAAGGCCGGCAGCAGAATACACCGTAATGCCAGTTGTACTAGCGTGAGCAGTTGGACTTGGCGCAACTGAGGTGGCAATGAAAACAATAGAAGCTGCAGCGGGCACCGTAGTGTAGTTAAACTCCACGTTCCACAGCACCAACTTTTTGCCGCTACCCCACGGATTGCTAAGAATAAAGCCGGTTGCAGTGCTGGTGTTGATTAAGGTAACGGTAGCAGCCGCTTGGTTAGAAGCGGTGTAAACCAGACCTTGTGCGTTAAGATCAGAAATGTTCATTTCAGATTTCCTTTAAAGTTAAACAGCGGCGGGGTTGATCAAAGCAGATTTATCAACAGCGCCGGTAATTGGGGAGAAGTTATTGCTGAAACCAAACGCACCGCCAGTACCGGTTGCAATCCAAATACCTGCAGTGGCATCTACCTGGTACAGGTAGTTGTCATAAGCGTGACCAGTCCAACCAGTTGCAGAAGTGCTAACAAAGCTGCCACCAGTAGAGGATGTATTTGGACGCTCCCACACGTTTTTACCAAAATCAAAAGCTGTCATGTTATTAGCACCGGCTGCAAGAATGCAAGCGGTGTCGTTAAGAATTGCAGAAACGCCAAAGTTTCCGTAAATCTTACAACGATCCGTAACAGACAGCATTTTAATTGCGGTGGTAGCCGCCGTAGTTCCCAGGTTGGTAACGCGGTTGTTTGTGAATTGAAAACCGTCGCCGCTGTTTGCCGTAGTTGTGCTGGTAAAAATTGTAAGGGCGTTTAACGAAGAACTAAGATCACGGAATTCGCAGCTGTCAATTGCAAAGTCAACCGGAAGGGCAGTCATAGAAGTAGAAGATACTGCAAGCGGGTTGCTTACAAGATACGTTCCAACGCCGCCGGTGGTGCCGGAAATTTGTGAAAGAATGCGAGTACCTGGTACAACGCCAGTTCCTGCAATTGCAGCACCAACATAAACGGTACCAGTTAAAGCACTTACGGTTAAGACGGCGCCACTGCCCTGCGTACCAGCAGCAATAACGCCAGTAAAGCTAGACGTAACTGCAGTAAAGTTTGAAGCAATAGCTGCAAAGTTGTTCAAAATTAAAAAATTCTGGATTGAACAAGATGACGCACGAACCTGGATGTTTGCAGTCGTAGCCGTATCAAAAACAAGAGTAGGACGCGAGTAACCAGCGCCAAGTCCAACTACTGCAACGTCAGAGTTGTTAAAAGAAAGCGTGGTTGCGTTGCTGATGTTTTCATAATGGCCTGGCATAACCATTACAATATCACCACGGCCTGCAGTGCAAGCTGTGTTAATTGCATAGTCTAGCGTAGCAAACGGGTCAAGAAAAGTTCCGCGATTGCCGTTAGAACCAGCTTTTGCATTCGGGTTTAAAGTAGCCGAGTTGTCCACAAAAAACACTTGCCCAGGTTGCATCTGCAGCAAAGGCATACCACGAACAGACAGTCCGTTAGCAAAACCTTGTGGAAAATTAGTTGGACTTCCAATCGGATTCATAAAAGCTCCTAAGTGTAACGGGGGTTCTAGCCCCGCTAATGCGTGTTGCCTTGCTGGAGGTGCCAGCACACTCTTACTAACTCAAACTGCTCGTTGTGTGTGTACGTCCATTATTTTAGCATAACAGACGTACACACAGGGCTAGCAGTCTGCTTACTAGCCTGTACTTTACGGTCCGTTGCTGCCGTAAATGCCGCGAGGATCAGTACAACCGACCGAGAACCGCATATACGAAGCTGCCTTCGCATTCTTGGTATCAAAGTCATTGTCCTGATCAAACATCGGCTCATCACGCCAGAAAAACGTCATGCCGTTCGGGCAGTTAGTACGAACAAACCAAGGATGAGCACTGGTAAAATAGTGATTCATCTTGATCCCTTTCGGGAACGCATTCGTAGCCTTCAACACGTTAATGTTGTTGTTAGCAGTGTTTGACTGCAAGACCGACTGGAGAATACGATTCGCATTGTACCACTCGTTACGAGAGATATGCAGCGATTCCGGCATGATGTTAATCAGCAAGCCAGTATCGTTCTGAGCACCCATGATCTGAATGGTCAGGTCTTCCAGCGCAGATTCCGACAGGTCCGCCGCCGGAGACAACGCATTGCTGTACGTACCGCCAGTCGCATTGACGTGGGAGGTTGAGCACAGAGCAGCCGCATCACCAGTAGTGAAGTAAGTCGTAGAAAACGCGTTGTTGTACAAAAAGGCTGCTACGTTCTCGACGGTTTGATTCATTGAGAAAGCATTGCCTTCTGCACGACGGGTTGCAACTTCTTTGTACTGGTTGTCACGCAGTTCTTCAAACGTAACGATGTAGCCCAGTGCATACGCAATGTGCGTATAGGTATTTACAACACCCTGAACTTCAGAATCGTAAGTCACAGGAGCGCCCTGCGCTTTTACGGGAGCCAGGCCAAACGGGGTAACCTGCACGCCCTGTTCGTAAGCTTTTTCTGACATTTTGATCTCGTAAAGATCGGTGTATTCTTTTTCGTGGGAATCATAAATCTGACCCCACGTCGTATACACACCCGGCCAAAGCAGTTTTGGGTGTGAGCCTGTGTTAATTACGCCACCAGCCATGATTAGTTCTCCTTAAACGCCAGCGGCGCCGGTGCCGTGGCCAAGTTCATGTACGTTAATCTGTACAAGATGCTTAGCATACGCACCAAAAGCGTTGGTGCCCGCAGGTTTTTGAGCAAGACCCAAAAGACGAAGCTGCAAAGTTGCGGTTGTGTTTGGAACTGCGTCAGTAGCAGATGCAAGCTGCCAGCCAGACACAAAACCGTTACCAGCAGCCAAATAACTGATCTGATTCAGACCAATATCCGTTGCAGCAAGTGCCGTACCGTTTGAGCGTTCTTGAATTTCAAAAATAATGTTTGGATCGTCAGCAACGGCTGCGTACCAGATGCTAGGATCTGAAGCTGGTCTGTAGTTGACGTTCGGGTTAAAGATGTTACCAACAGTAACACCGCCCGGAGGCGCACTGGTTGAACCGCTGTTATAAAGACCAACGATAACTCCACGCAAAGCACCAGTTGCAGCACCAAGCACAATACCAGGAATACCGTTAGCGTCCGCAGTACCGCTGCTGATCACCGGATCTCCGATGTACAGCGCTGTACCATAAGCAGCCGCGATAGAATACACGCGAGCTTGGCCGTTGTAAGGGGCCCCGTTCAAATATTGAACAGGAGTAAACCCTGACGGCCGATTTGCGTTAGGCATAAAAATCTCCGTTTATGCGACTACACGTCGCTTAGGTTTGAAAAAGTCAGGAATTGCTGTCCGCGACTTATCAACGTAACGATGATTGGTGTCATTGGCTTGGTCTTTTTCTGATCCAATAGTGCCACCACGTAACGATGCAGCCACCAGCTCATTCCGGTCATCCACTAACTTCTGATCTTCCTCGTACCACTCTTGGCGAATTTTCATAAGAATCAACCGGATAGGCTGACCGTCTCTTCCCACTTCCTGACCTGATATTACACTAACTCTGCTACCCATGTCAGTATTACCTGAATGAGTTGATTCATTTCCCAGACCGACGCTGTTTAACTGCATATCACGTTCATCAACAAATTCATAGCCGCCATCAATGGCGCGCTGAATTCGTTCAGGAGTTCCGTTAAACCAGTGTAGGTGATAGCCAGGAACGTCGGGTGCTTCAAGACGCTGAACCGGCACACTCATAGGTATGCGCTTACGCTCAGCGAGAGTTTTTTGTTCTGTGTTTGCGGGATTAATAGTTTTCATAGCTTACTCCGAAAAATACATTTCAGCAAAGCGGCCACGCCACTCTGCCGCAGTTTTGTAACGCTTGTTATCGCCAACAAATTTTCTTATATCGGCATCACAAGCAGCTTTTGCGTCAGCTGGGAGAGAAGCGTAGCCCTTACCACGAGGGCTAGAAGATCCTTCACCAGCACCGCCACGGCCACCTTCTACTTTATCCGTTTTAGCTTGCTTGCCGCCGCCAAGTTCTGCTTCCATTTCCGCAAGTGCTGCGTTAAAAAAGTCTGCACCAAGACGAGTGTCACCCTTCTCGCGCATATCCTGAGCAATACCAAGGAAAAAAGCAGTTTTACGCTTGTCGGTACCAAACCACGGATTATCTGCATTCCACGCAACAACTTCAGGAGGCGGGGGAATGTCAGCGGGTGCAGCTTTTTTTTCTTCCTTAGCAACGGTTTCGGCTTCTTTAAGCTGCGTCATCTGGTCGGTAAGCTCAGCAACCGCTTCGTGATCCCCGTTAGCGCTGGCTTGAGCAAGTTGCGATTTCAACTCACGGCGAGCGTTTTCAACAGCCTTCTGCGTAGCGACAGAATGACGCTCTTCAATCTGATCAATAGCCTCTTGCGCTTGGCGAAGGGCTGCAGCTTGGTCAGCTGATTGACGACGAACACTGTCAAGCTCTGCGCGCGTCAAAGCAAGCTGTTTTTTAACAATTGGAAGAACTGTTTCGCCGCGCTCAATAAAGGTGTCTGCATCGACAAAGCGTTCTGCTTCACCTTTGTAGCGAGCCGGAGGAATCCAACCCATTTTTTCAGCTTCCGCTTGTACTTCCGGCGTAGCTGCTGATTCAATTACAGTCATTTCGTCGCTCATGCTATTTCCCCTTCCTCGGTAATCGCGCAGAAAATGTCACGATCATTTACCAAGCGATACATTTCACCATCTGCTGGCCCTTTAGCCAGAAAACCCGCGAATTTCGTCACAAGTACCCGATCGCCTATCTGTGCACGAGGCGTAGGTTCGTCATGCCAGGCGGAATCTCCCACCGCAACAACCGTAGCTCGGTTATCTACCATGCTCATCCTGCCTTGAACAGTCTCGGGAATCACTATTTGTGCGCCTTTTCGTTCAGGCTCGTATGCTTTGATCAGTACTGCCACTCCCAGGGGTTTTAGCCCCGACTTGTTCTCCATCATCTATCTCCGTTATGTAACCTTCGTAGGTAAGATCCGTAATAAAGGCGTATCCTTTACACGTGCCCAGGTTACCTACATTAACCAGGACTGTTGTCTCTTTGCTGTAGTCGGTAAAAGAGCCGCCTTCCCATTGTTGACGCAACTCTTCTCGCTTTTCTGAAAGAATTTGCATTACCGCTTTGGTAACAGGATGGGCTTTCCACTCGTTAAATTCTGATTCAGTGATTGCTCTCATGCTGTTTTCCTACTTTCTTGACCTGTTGCAAGGCCTCTAATTCCAATGTGGTGATCAGATTGGATTTTCATTGCAGCCAGTGCATGCTCAATGCGGGCATTTAAATGCTCACTGGCTACCTTCATCCGTCCAATTTCTGCGTTTACCATAGCAACCTGAGCGTAAGCTTGCTCAGTCTGCGCATTTGCTGCCTCGTTTTCTGCTTTAGCGTGCAATTCAATAATCTTTGCATTGGTAAGAATGCGCTCTTCCTGCAGATTGATAACAAATTCTTGCTGGCGAGCTTGCAATTCCAGCTGCTGTTCCTGCAAGCGACCCTGAATTTTTGTTTCTTCGATAACAAGTTTTGGATCTTT